TAACTCTGGTGGCGGTGGTGGTGGAGCTGGTGGTTTTAGAACAGGCACTGCTTATGCCGTAGCTTCGGGTAATACTTCTACAGTTACGATTGGTGCTGCCGGTACTGCTGGAACAGGTAGCGGTAATGCCGGAAATGGCAGTAATTCAACATTTATTACAATAACGGCTAATGGCGGCGGTGCTGGTGAAAATGGTTATGTCCCCGGCGGTGCTGCACAACCCGGCGGTTCTGGGGGTGGCGGATCAGGGTTTAATACTAGACTTGGCGCATCTGGAAATACTCCTGCTGTTTCACCATCACAAGGAAATAGTGGAGGTAATGGAACAGGTAGTCCAGCTTTAGCTGGCGGTGGCGGTGGTGGAGCTGGTGCAACAGGAGGTTCTGCAACTTCTTCTCCAAATCTTGCTGGAGCAGGTGGCGCAGGATTGTCTTCTGCTATTACCGGAACATCAGTATCCTATTCTGGTGGCGGTGGAGGTGGCGCACATGGTACTGGAGCAGTATATGGTTTTGGTGGTTCTGGTGGTGGCGGAGCAGGTGGTCAATCAACAAGTTCAAGCCCAGCTAAAAATGGAGTGGCAGGAACCACAAATACCGGCGGTGGTGGCGGTGGAGCCGGTGGCCTTACAGGCGTAGCCGGTGCTGATGGCGCAGCAGGCGGTTCAGGCGTAGTTATTCTTAAACTAAATTACAGTTAATTTATGGACAATGTACTCACACAGGAGCTTTTAAAAGAACTGTTTACGTACAGAGATGATGGAGTTTTTGTTCGCAAGACTTCTACTTCAAATCGAGTTAAGGTTGGTGATGTGGTTGGTTGGGCAACTGTTGGTGGTAAGTATGTTGGGTTGTGTGTAAAAGGCAAAAGTGAATATATGCACCGCATGGTATTTTTATACCATCATGGATACTTGCCAAAATACATAGATCACATTGACGGCGATGGGACAAACAACCGTATAGAAAATCTTCGGGAGGCAACACATCCTGAAAATTTAATGAACATTCCAGCGCGGTTAAATACTAAGTCTGGCAAGAAAAATGTTTATTGGAATTCCGGCACAAAAAAATGGGCTGTACACGTTAAATTTAATGGCATAGCCAAATACTTTGGTTCGTTTGAAGATATAGAGTTGGCAGACCTTGTGGCTACCGAAGTAAGAAATAAGTATCATAAAGAGTTTGCAAACCACACTGCGAGGACAATATGACAACTAAGACGTACATGCTTTACGGTATCGACACAGCTATGCACTTGCTCCGCCCCGGTGCTAAGTGGGAGATCAGCAACACTATGTTTACACGCTGGGAAGACCCACGCCCGTGTCCGACTATGGAAGAAGTGATGGAAACGATGGAGAAGATAAAAGCTTTTGAGGACACTATCAATACGATATGGACGCAAGAGCAAAGAGATCAAATGCTTGGTCAACAACAAGAATACGATATGGCGGTGAACGGATGAATATAACTAATCTATTCCCTACAGCTATAGGTTTTTCTAAGCTAGACCGTGACCTTACCCAGCAAGAGCTGGATTTTATTATTGGTCAGGTTCGTTACCCCAATGAGGGAAATACCACTAGCGAAAACAGAAAGCTGTTGCAGTCTGTTGAAATGACAGAGATTCGTGAGTTTATTGAAACCGCGATGCTGGAATATTTTAAATCCGTACATGCGCCTAAGTTTGATGTCACACCATACATTACGCAGTCGTGGTCTAACTACACAGAGCCGGGTCAGTATCACCACAAACATGCTCACCCCAATAGCATTATCTCTAGTGTATTTTATCCGCAGGCAAACAGAGAAACAGACAGAATTTATTTTTACAAAGATGGTTACGAGCGCATCAAAATTTTAGCTGATGAGTGGAATCACTGGAACAGTGAAAGCTGGTGGTATGAAACAGGTTCTGGTGATTTAATTATTTTCCCATCTCATTTGACACACATGGTGCAGACTAAAAAAGGTGATGGAACTCGTATCAGTATTTCATTCAACACCTTTGTTAAAGGTTACGTGGGTTCAGATGAAAGTCTGACTGGTTTACATTTAGGAGAAGAGTAATGGCACATTTTGCCCAGCTTGATTCAAACAACGTGGTTATTCAGGTCATCGTCGTTGATAACAAAGACACGGCTGATGCTTATGGTACTGAGAAAGAACATATCGGTGCTGCGTTTTGCGAGCGTGTACTTGGTGGCAACTGGAAACAGACCAGCTACAACGGCAACAAGCGTAAGAACTACGCTGGTATCGGCTACAAGTACCACGCAGATATTGATGCGTTTGCTGCTCCACAACCATTTGCAAGTTGGACTCTAGATGCTAATGCTCAGTGGCAGCCACCTACGCCTATGCCTTCAGATAGTTCAATAGAAACGCCTTATGTTTGGGATGAAGCTACGACATCTTGGGTTCGTGTGTAATTATGAACTGGTCAGACGCGCTTAAAGCGATTGTACCTATTGTGGTTGCAAGCTTGGCTTGGCTGCTTGGTGAGGTTGGCTCGTTTAATACGCGTTTGACTAAGATCGAAGGGCAGATGCCAGCGTTGATTACGCCACAGGGTGTGCCTACTGACAGCCCGCTAAGTGCAGAGGCTAGGCACAAGCTAAAAGAAGATATTTACAAAGACCTGCATGACCTTCAGGTTCGCATCAAACTAATGGAAGAAAGGGCTAAGAAATGATTCCTATCGTCGGTGCGTTGCTTGGCACACTTGCTGAAAGTGGACTAGGTTTATTGTCTAGTGCTATTCAAGCAAAAGGCAAAGAGGTTGTTGAGAACACGCTTGGCATTAAGATTCCAGACAACCCTACTCCTGCGGATGTTGAAAAACTACGTCAGCTTCAATACGACCATGAAGAACGATTACTAGAGCTTGGCATTGAAAAAGCCAAGATGGAACTAGCGGAGCTGCAACTATTTGCTGATGCTGCCAAGAACGAAGATAACAACGTGTCTAACCGATGGGATGCTGATATGGCGTCTGACTCTTGGCTATCCAAGAACATTCGACCCATGAGCCTTATAGCCATTTTTACAGGCTATTTTTTATTTGCGATGATGTCTGCATTCGGCTACAACGCTAACGAGTCGTATGTTAACTTGCTTGGTCAGTGGGGTATGCTGATAATGGGTGCATATTTTGGCGGTCGCACGATTGAAAAACTTGCAGAGATGAGAGGTAAAAAATGAGCCTCGCACAAGAACAAGCGGCTTTTCTATTGGACGCCTGCAAGCTTATTCAGTACGCAACTGAGCAAGGGTTCGTTGTTACTGGCGGTGAGTTAGCTCGTACCCCTGAGCAGCAGGCCATTTACTTCAAGACAGGTCGTTCCAAGACCATGAACAGCATTCATTTGAAGCGTTGTGCAATCGACTTAAACTTCTTCAAAGACGGAAAAATTATTTGGGATAAAGCGGTGCTTGCTCCGTTGGGTGCTTATTGGGAATCCTTGTACCTGAAGAACCGTTGGGGCGGCAACTTTAAAAGCCTTGTTGATTGTCCTCACTTTGAGCGCAATGTCTAAAAATGCCATTACAGAAACTACAACTACGTCCGGGCGTCAACAGGGAATCGACGACCCTTGCCAATGAAGGTGGTTGGTTTGAGTGCGATAAGGTAAGGTTTCGTTCAGGCTACCCTCAAAAACTAGGTGGCTGGACTCCCATCTCTAGCTACACTTATTTAGGCGTTGCACGATCACTCTGGAATTGGGTGACTCTGCGCGGGTATAACTTGCTAGGTGTCGGCACTAATATTAAGTATTACGTAGAGAGCGGTGGTATCTACAATGATATTACGCCTGTTAGAGAAGTAATGGTACTAACTAATCCATTTACTACTGTTAGTGGTTCCGCGATTGTTACTGTAACGGATGTAGGGCACGGTGCTATTGATGGCGACTACGTAACTTTCTCAGGTGCGTCTACTGTTGGCGGGTTAAGTCTAAACAATGAGTACCGGATTACGTACGTCAACGCCAATTCTTATACTATTACTGCTTCATCTACCGCAAGTTCAAGTACAACAGGTGGTGGCACAGTTACAGCTACATACCAGATCAATATTGGTCAAGCTACGTTTGGCTATCAAACTGGTTGGAGCGCGGGTCTTTGGGGTGGATTTGTAGCGGGCGCAAAACAAACAACGCTTTCAGCTTCGCTTAGTTCAAGTAACACCAACATTGCGGTTGTATCGACTACTGGATTTTCAAACGCTACCGGTACAGTCTTAATAGATTCAGAATTAGCTAAATACACAGGTAATACAGCAACTATATTTACAGGGGCTACACGCGGCGCTAACGGTACTATAGCTACAACCCATGCAAATAACTCTATTGTCTATAACGCTACGTCGTTTACAGGTTGGGGGCAGTCAGCCGCTTATGGTATTCCACAACAACTCCGCTTGTGGTCAGAAGCTAACTTTGGCGAGTACTTAATTATTAACCCACGAGGCGGTGCGTTGTACATGTGGGTGCCTACTTACTCCGTGTCGGGTAGTTTGACGTTTACTAACCCTGCGGTACTTTTGTCTAGCGGCAGCAGCGGCGTATACCAAACAGATACAAGCTGCCCGTCTGTAGCTAACTATGTCATGGTGTCTGACGCGTCTCGTTTTGTTATTGCGTTTGGCGCAAATGACTACGGTGAAACATCTCAAGACCCAATGCTTGTACGTTGGTCAGACCAAGAAGATTACCAAGTATGGGCACCTGCTATTACTAACCAAGCAGGTAGCTACCGTCTGTCGTCAGGTTCGTACATAGTTACAGCACAGCAAACCCGCCAAGAGATTTTGATATGGACTGATGCTGCTCTGTTTTCTATGCAGTATTTAGGGCCACCATACGTCTGGGGCTTCAACATCCTGTCAGACAACATCTCCATCATGGGGCCAAATGCGGTTGCTACCGTAAACAACATTACTTATTGGATGGGCGTAGATAAGTTTTATGCGTACTCAGGTCGTGTTGAAACGCTGCCATGCTCACTACGTCAGTTTGTGTTTGGCGATATTAACTTAGCTCAGTCTAGTCAATTCTTTGCCGGTACAAACGAAGGCTATAGCGAAATATGGTGGGGCTACTGTTCATCTAATTCAGACGTGGTAGACCGCTACGTCATCTATAACTACCTCGACCAAGTATGGTACTACGGCACATTGAGGCGCAGTGCGTGGCTAGATAGCCCACTGCGTGAATACCCTATGGCTGCTACCTACCAGAACACCATTGTGTATCAAGAAAGCGGTAACGACGACACTGAAATTAACGGTACAACACTACCTATCTCGTCTTATATTCAATCGTCTGACTTTGATATTGGCGACGGTCACAACTATGGCTTTGTGTGGAGGATGATCCCTGACATTACGTTTGATGGATCAAGCACTCCTGCCCCAGCGTACCCACAAGTTACGTTTGCAGTACGCCCACGGTACAACCCCGGTGCGCCTTATGGCACAGCAGATACACCAAGCGTCACTTCAGCGCAGTCTTATAACACTGTTAAAAACTACACGGTGCAAGAGTTTACTCAGATTGTGTATACACGACTGCGTGGTCGTCAAATGGCTTTTAGGATTAGTTCCGACCAGTTGGGTTGCCAGTGGCAGTTAGGCGTGCCACGGATTGATGTAAGACCGGACGGACGCAGATGACAACTAAGATTGTTACTACTGAGTCTATTGACCTCACAAGGACTAAAGCACCGGCGTTGCCTATTGCTCCTACGCTATACGCACGTCAATACCAAGACCAGCTTAATAACGTGCTGCGGTTGTACTTTACTCAGCTAGACAACTTTATTTCGCAGTTAAATTCTAACACTTCTGTTGTTACGTCTAACTTGCGGGTTCCTTACGGGGCGTTTTCAAGCAACCTTACGCAAACAACAACAGCAAATACTGCAACATTGATGACGATGAACACGACGGATTTTACAAGCAACGTCACGCTAAATTCATCCAACATCACTGTAGAGTACGCTGGGGTATACAACCTGCAATTTAGTGCGCAGTTAGAAAATGCTGATAATGCTTCGCAAGATGTATATATATGGTTAAGACAAAACGGCGTTAATATTCCCGGTTCTACTGGTGTAATTGGTATGCAAGCTAGGAAAAACCCTGGCGATCCAGCCCATGACATTAAAGGATGGAACTACTTTTTATCCATGAATGCTAGGGATAACGTATCTATCTTTTGGTCAACTACAAATGCTAATGTAACCGTACCTTTTTATGCTGCTTCGGGCAGCCCAACCAAGCCAGCTACTCAGTCTGTGGTGACTACAATAACTTTTGTATCGGCGCGATGACACCTCAAGACCGAGCCATGCTGATGGTGTACACATCAGTTAAAGATAGACTGACTATGGGGTTAGTTGAATACTTAGAAGCAGTAAAAGATTGGGAAGTTATACCCCTGACCGAATCAGGGCGCGTTATAGGTGGGGTATTGTTAAAAGGTAATGAGATTCATGTAG